TTCGCCCATACTTGAGCCAGACCTCCGTGCCGTCGCTGGCCAGTTCCGTAGAAGTCAAGTAAAGGTCGGCGTCAGCGCCATCCCCCACCGTGACCAGCACGGAGCCGGTGTAGTTCGTGTTCTCGGTGTCGAATGCCGTTCTCAACTGCATCGCCACCAGTTGCACGCCCTCCTTGGCCGCCACGGCAAAGACGTTGGTGAACGTCTGCGCCGTGTTTGTGGCCGTTTCCGTGAAGTCCGCATACGTCATGGTCAACACATGCGTCGCTCCAAGGTTTATCTGCTCCTGTTCCGGCAAAGGCCGAAACGAGGCCGCCTGTGTCCAGCCGGCCACTAACAGCACCATCGCTATTCCCGCCAATGTTTTGATCTTGTCCATTGCACTATCTCCTTCTTATTTTCAGGCCTTGGGTCCGGTCTCGCACTCGCGAGACCAGACCCGCCAATTTATCGTTCTCTGACTGTTTGTTGTGGTCGTTTAGGCCGCGATATTCGCGTATCCCTGCCCGGTCGGGTTCTTGTTCTTCAGGAGATACACGGCGTCGTGATACCCGCGGGGGCCGCCCGATTTCGGGGGCTCTTTCCAGGTCGCCGGCGGATCCAAGAAGCACAGTTCCCACATGCTCATGTCCAGGAACAGGCCGCTTAGAACGCTGTTGGCCGTCGCCGCACCGGTCGCTTCGGTGTGGAGCAGGTACCAGGTCGGGAATACCTTGACGGTTCCCCCGTCGAATTCGAAGAAGTCCACCACTCGGAGTAACTTCCTGTCTTCGACGTCTATGTTATAGCGCGTAAGCGCTTGCGCCGCGTTCACGTCTTCCACGTGGCGCTGGGCCCAGCCGCTCATGTGCGATTTGAGCTTGATCCCAACATAGCCTGTCCAATCCACCGCGTCCTTCTTCTGGATCGCGGCCGCTTCCACCATGTCTTCCATGGCGTCCGGGGTAAACAACGCCAGCGAGCCCGAATAGCAACACGCCGCTGACGGCCGGTAATTCGCCGGCACGGGTTTGATGGCCTGCGGAGTCGGGCTCAACCATTTGAATGCGCCGCGTGACCGATAAGGCACCGCTCTGGCTTCCACAGCCATTTCGTCATTGGAGAGGAGTTGCTTCTCGATCATCTGCGCCAGGATTAAACCGTCGTCCATGGCCTGCTTGGCTTCTTCCTTGCCCTTCACACCCCAGGTCTTGGTCAGGTTGGCCAGGCGGCTAACCATCCAGCCTTCGGTCCGCATCCACATGCCGTAGGCTTCGATCATTTCCCGGTTGGTATGGTTGAACGTCGCAATGTCCGATCCGTCCAGGGTTCCCTTGAACGCCCGATCAGGATAGACCTGCACCGGCCAGCTGCTCAGCATATTGTCCGGTTTTGGACCGCGTTTCAGCAGACGCGAGAACGGCACCTTTGCGCTCTGAGCGATAAAGATTGTGTCCCCGACTTCTGCTACTTTGAGAACTTGATCAGCTTCATAAATTCCCGCCATAGCACTTACTCCTTCAGTTAAAAAGCTGATCGGCTCCAGGCTAATCAGCTCAGTATATTTTTTGGTATGCTTGCTCCAGGGCCGTTTTATCGCCCCCGGCTTTGTTGAATTCCGCTTGGTCGAATACCGGTTTTCCTTTGCCCGCGGCGCTTACTGGCGGTCGGCGCGTGGCTCCGTCACTTCCGGGCAGTTTCGGCGGTTTGGGATTCACTTTCTTTGGCGGCGTGTTCGCGGGTGCTTTGCCGGCGCCCGCCAGGCGAATCTTGCGCCCGACTGCGGCATCGGCGTCCTTCAAGGCCATCCTCTCCAGCGCCAACGTGCGCGCCGCCCCGCCAATATCCATCAGTTCGTCCTCAACCGCCGCCTCCCGTTCCGCTATTTCCGCAACGCTCATCGAAGGATCGTCTTTCGTTCCGTTTCCTTCGTATGCTTCGCCGCGGTGTGCCCGTAGCCATTTCCTCCATGCTCGCAGTTGCTCCACCCGATTCAGCGTTTTCGCTTCCTCGGCGCTGATGTAGTTCGGATCGAATCCCAACTTCATTGCCGCTTGGATACTCGCGTCCTGGATTTTCTTGCCCAGCTCCGTGAGTTGCGTTTCGGTCTGCTCGGCCTTCGCTTCTGCGTTCTTCCGCTTGATGTTGAGGGCGTGGATGCGCTTGTTGATTTTGGCCTGGGCTTTCGGGCTCAGTCCTTCAACCTCGCCATCCTTGATTTCCCCTTCCTCATCACCCGCTGCGGCTTCGTCGCCGGCGGATTCATCACCCGTTCCGGCTTCGTCGCCAACTTCGGCTTCTTCGTCGCCGGCGGATTCATCACCCGCTGCGGCTTCGTCACCGGCTGCGGCTCCTTCATCACCGGCGGATTCATCACCCGCGCCGGCTTCGTCACCCGCTGGCGGTGCGCCCCGCAATTTCAACCGTTCTTCGATCGTCCCAGCTTTTCCAGCATTGGTGCCGCCTTCGGTCGCCGCCGCCGCACTTGCTGTATTCGTGTTTTGAGCTTTCGCCATGATGTTTTCTCCTCATCATTAAGGTTTATCCGCCTATGGCGGATTCCTGCCTGTTGTTATTTTCAGGCGCGGCAGTATTCGCCCTTTGCGATCTTAAAATCCCATGATGTGATCCGCCGCGCAATGGTCGGATCCTCAATTTGGACGATTCGTACAATTTCGGTCTCGTTAGACCCCTAAAAACGCAAAAAGGCCGGGGATTTCTCCCCGGCCTTCCGTAATCACACTGTCCGACCTGCCCTGCGTAGCCCTTTGGGCAAAGTAGGGTCAGTCCGGTTTTCCCGGCGCTTGTTGCGGTGCGTTCCGTGCATCTTTCAGCGCTTTCCGTCGCGCGTCCAGGTGCAGCCGTTGCAATGCAATGGCTTTTTCCTGCTGATTGAGCGAAGCCTCCTGCACTTCGATCTCGGCCAGCTTGATCTCATATTCGCTTAAGTCCACTTTTCCTCACCCCCTTTCGATTTTGCTTTGTAAAATCGCCCTGAGCAAGGCGCTCTCGCGCCGCGTCGAAGGGCTTTATGCCTGTGGCTTTTCCCCGATCCTGACAAATCTGCTCCGTAATCCGGCGTCTGTCGTCTGGCGTCTACTGGCGATTGCCGGTCCGCCGTCCGATTTTATGCCGCGTTTCGCATCGTTTCCTTTCTTCACCAGGTCAATGATCACACCTTGCGCCTCCACGATCTTGCTGATCCCGCCGGCATAGAATGTCCGATCCGCATTCGGGATCCCGATCGCCGCGACATTCTCGTTTTCGATCTCCTCGATGCCTTTCAACACATGGAGTATCGCCACCAGTAAGGGCGTGTCCGGGTCCACCGCCATACACTCCAGTATTTTTTCCGCCGGCATTGTTGGCGTTCGCCGGAAGATTTCCGCCACGGTGATTTCAACGTTTCTTTTTCTTAACCTTGACCTTAGCCAGTCCCATATCTTCATACCTGACTCCTTTCGTGAACACCTTGACTATCTCCATCGTTAAATAATGCCCATATTTTTGCCCTGGCAAAATATACCGGTGGATCAACCCGGCCTTCACGCATTGGTCCAGGTTGTACCATGAGATTCCCAGCCACTGGAAAATTTCCTTCCGGCGAACATACTCTGTCTCAGGAATTCCCATTAGCGCCTCCTTCCTTAAAATGATGATCCGTCCGATTCGTCCCATCCGTCCCATAAATCCTATCTCGGCAACCTCCTCGCTCCCCGATAAACCCGATTCACGCTCGCGGATCCCGGATTCCGTCCGTAAGATACTCCGCCGCGGGGTTGATAATCTTGCGGCCCTATGTCTTCGCATTCCGATGTAAAGAAATACCTGGCCAGGTCAATCGGGTCTTTGCATGCCCCGTTCTGGCCATCCGTTGAATTCATCCAGTTCTCAAAAGCGTAAATCGAATTTTCGCATTCCTCCGATATAAAGAAGTGGGCCGGGTTGATGAATATTGGTTCGCCTGCCGCGGCGAAGCCTTCTGGCGAAGACGGGTCCAGTTCGTAATCCAGCGCCGAATTGATTGCGTTCACTCCATCCGTAATGTCCGCTCCGGGTGTTAAATTAAAAAAAAGATTTATACTGTCTAATTGTGTCTGCAATGTTTCCGGCCGGTCCTTCTCGATCCTTGGCGAACTGGCCGCTCGGCTGTCAACATACCGCATGGTAATAATTTCTTCCGCCCTGACCGGATTGCCCTCTTCATCCCGAGTATCCCATTCCTTTAAGTCGTCCTCGTTTGGGTATCCGTCTTCCGGGCATTCGATGTTTGTT